GGTTAATACAGTTGCTCCTGGTTCTTCTGGTCATCAGACTGAGTTCCGTTGCTTCTTAATTAAGTCAGGAACAATCCTTGAAGGAGAGCAATCACCATTAGGCATTGAATCAGATAGAAACATTCTCTCCAAGCAGGATGTTATGTCTGTTGATTACCACAGTGCTTATCACGTTATGGGAACTAAGTGGACATCTGCTACTGACAACCCAACAAACGCTCAGTTAGGCAACTCAAATAACTGGGGTATCACATACGATGCTGATTTAATCCCCATTGTTGAGATAATTGTTAACTCACCCCTTGATACAACTAATATTTCTTAATAGTATTAGAAAGTGGTCATCAAAAACCTCATCAAATATTGGTGGGGTTTTTTCTTTACGCTACAATAAAACTAAATTACTTTAATAATCGTGGCAGCTACTATAGATGCAACAGTAAAAGGAGCAAATGCTAATAGCTATGTCACATTAGCTGAAGCTGATACATACTTTGAAACTGTCCCAGATTCTACTCAATGGGATAATAAACAAGATGATAAAAAGAATCGTGCATTAATATCAGCTACAAGGTGGATTGATAGTTTTGTTTATTATGGAGACAGATGTGATGATGGACAGGCACTTAAATTTCCAAGAAATAATTATCAGGTAGATGGTGTAGAACTTTCCTGTGATCTGATTCCTCAAAATATTAAATATGCACAATTTGAATTAGCTAGAGCTTTGGCAAATGATACTGATGCTATTACTGGCACTACAGGTAAAGATGGTAATTTTTCTGAGGTAAAACTGGGAGACATTGAAGTTAAATACAATACTGATAGTCAGGGAACAGGATCTATAAATAATATTCTTGATGTTTACCCTTGGTTACAAAGTTATCTTGGAGCATATATGCTAGGTGGAGCAGGAACTTTTCAACTAAGGGCGGTTAGAGGCTAATGGCAGGACAACTAGATACAGCACTAAAAAACATTGCTAAACAGGTAGTAAGTGATCTTGGTAAATCCTTAGATACTTCAATTACCTATACAAGAAAAACATCTCCTGTGTATAACACTTCCACTGGTGCGGTGTCGACAACTGACGTTACATACAATATAGACGTACCGATTGAATTTGTTAGATCATCAGAGGAAACTGGATTTCAGGAAAATGTAGCAAGGTTGTATGTAACACCAGATTTGATAGGAGACAGTCAGCCTTTATTACAGGATGAAATAACTCTCACATTTTCTGGATCTACCAGGTCAGCTAAGATTACAAATGTTCTTACTGTAAAAGGCGGTCAAGAATATTTATTCCGTATTGACGTTATTTTCTGATGACTTTAGTAAACGCACGAGCAGCATTTGAAACCGCAATCAAAAATGCAGTGACTACTGCTGATAACACAGTTACAGTTGTTTTTGATAATATGCCGTTTACCACTCCAGGAAAAAACAAAAAATATGTGATGGTAAGTCTTGATTTCACACAATCCACTACTCAGACTCATGGTGCCGCACAGGATTATTATGCTGGATCTATAAGATGCGGAATTATGACACCGCCTCATAAGGGAAGTGCCGTTGCATCTGCTATAGCCGAGTCAGTAATTGATGGATTGACTTCAGTAAACGCACCAGGATATTCAGATACATTTTCGGTAACTCCTAGAGTATCAGCAATAGAAGGACCTACCTCTGTGAACGTAGAAGAGGACAGTCATTATTTAGCTGTTGTAAGTTGCGATTTTACTGCTAATGCCTAAAGACTTTAAAAAACATTTTACTAAAGATTTAGGTAAAGCAATCACTAAGGGAAGAAAGGAAGTTGCAAAAACAGTAGTGCGTTCACTTACGGAAAAGGGACCTTGGTGGACAGGAACATTCGGAGAAAATTGGATAGTTTCAAAAAATCCTGTACAGGCAACTAAGAAAAGGAAGCCAGACTTTCCAAGTTATTTGATACCCGATCCAACAGCCAGGCAGATAAAAAATCCTAGAGTACCGAATGTAACATTAAATCAAGATTTATTTGTGGGAAACAGAGCCAAGTATGCTGGTTTTGCTATTAACGCACCAGGGCAAACAAGACCTAATTTGAAGGGAGAACCCGTTACTTATGCCGAGCATGGTAGAGATTTTAATTTAACATCTACGGGAGGACCAAATTGGTACAACATCTATACAAAAGGTGGTCTTATCAACAAAGATATAGCATTAGCTTTTAAAAAGGTTGGCTTTAAGTAATAAAGTAGTAGTATAGTAGATGAATATACTAATTTATTTTGTATGCCAACAGATAGAGCAATCGACAAGCTAAAAAAAGCATTTAGCATAAACAGCAAAAGCAGTTACCCAATTTATAAAGATGGAGAACTAATTTTAAAAGTTTATTGGACACCTTTAACTATTGCAGATAGAGACTCCATAAATGCTACTCTAATGAGAGCTAACAAAGGACAAGAGGAGGGTAGTTTAGATTTTGCACTCCAAGTAATAATTAATAAAGCTGAAGATGAAAGCGGACAAAAATTATTTGTTGAAGCAGATAAAGCAAGTTTACGAAGAGAAATACCTTTAGCAGTATTGTTGGAGCTTATGACAAAGATGCAAGAGTTGGGCGAGGAGGCAACCCCTGATGCCGTAAAAAGCACGACTTGATAAGGACAACTATCTATACCTACAGTTTTTTATTGCTGAAAAGTTAGGAATGACAGTCTCTAGCCTTCAGAAAGAAATGACATTAGAGGAAGCGTGTGCATGGAACGCATACTTTACTTTAAAAGGCGAAAGAGAAGAAAAAGCCTACGAAGACGAGAAAAAGAAGGCTCAATACCGCAAGTTACGCTAAACTGTAAATAATGTTTTATCGAGATTAGTGGCCTCTAATTACGAAGTAAATATAAAACTGAATACCAGGACTGTTAACAAGCAGCTAAATAATCTTGAGAAACGTATATCGAAGTTAAATAAATTAGCTCAAGGTGGTCGAGCCAGTAGAACAGTAAATAAAAATGAACAAGAGAAATTAAAGTCAGCAACTAATAGATTTAAGATAGAAACTAAAAATACATTAGAGCAAAAGAAACAAACATTAGAGAAACAAAAACAATTAAAACTTGAACAATCGATAAACAGGCAAAGAGGTGTAGGTGGAACACGACCATCAAGAGGCGGTGGAGGTTTTGGTGGAGCAATATCTAGTGCAGCAGTTAGTGGTGCTTTTCCTTTACTGTTTGGTCAAGGGCCAGCAGCAGCAGCAGGAGGTTTTGGTGGTGGATTAATTGGATCTGCTTTAGGTGGCCCAATGGGAGGGTTTGCTGGAGGTTTAATTGGAACAACTGTTGTTACAACTTTTCAAGAGCAAGTTTTAGGATTAGCTAATGCTTTAGATCCTGTTAATGTAAATATAGATGCAGCTATAGAAAAGGTAAAAGGTTTAAGTTCAGCCAGAAAACAAGAAATTAAAATCATTGAACAATTTAGAGGAAAACAAGCAGCGTTAGAAGAAGTAACAAAAGACCTTGTAGATGTTGTTGGAGAAGATGGTGTTGCAGCGTTCAAGCAACTTAGAGAGGCAGCAAAATTATTTACAGATAAGTTTGGTGATTTTGCATTAAAGTTATCGGCTGACGCTGCTAATTTAGTAAATAATGTAAGAGAGTTTTTTGATCCTGGTGGAGTAGATTTAGGAAAAGCACAATCTGGTTTAGAGTCTATTAATGATCCAACTATTAATGAATTAAATACTAATTTAAAAAATTTACAAGACAAATTAGATGGCGTACAATTAAATTTAGGCGATGATTTCCTCTCGGGTATTTTTGCTATAGGAAAACTACAAAAACAAGAAGATTTACAGAAAGATATAGATAAGGTTAAAGATCAAATTAAACTCAATGCTGCAAAAAAAGCTGGTTTAATAATTGATAAGCAAGCTAGTGCTGCTATTGAGAATCAAAAACTTGCCACAAAACTAGAACTTGAAGATCAACAAAGATTAAATGATATTAGAACAGAAGGTAGATTTGTTATATCAAAAAGATTAGGCGAAGAATTATTAGCATTAGAAAAATTAAATGATGACAGAGTAAAAATTTTTGAAACGGAAAAGGCATCAGTTGAAGCAGAAATTAAAAAATTATTAGCAATAAAAGAAAGAACATCAGAACAAGAGAAACAATTACTTTTAAATCAAGAAGCAGTAAAAAGTATTGACAAACAACTAGACCTTAATAAAAAGAACTTTAGTGCATTAAGAAATAACACCCTTGAAGCTAGAAAACTACAAAATGCTGCAAATGAAACTGTTGATGCTTTTGAAAAGTTAAACAAATCAATTCAAAATGATATAAAACAGGGTATTAAAGGTCTTATAAAAGGAACATCAACTTTGGGTGATATGTTAAATAATATTGCTGATAGATTCTTAGATATAGCATTAAATCAAGCTTTATTTGGTAATGCAGGAGGTCAAACTGTTACAGGTGGTTTATTTAAAATGTTTGGTTTTGCGAATGGTGGCAGACCTCCTGTTAATAAACCTTCAATCGTAGGGGAGCGTGGTCCAGAACTATTTACTCCAGGTGTCTCTGGAACGATAACACCAAACCATCAGTTAGGCGGTACAACAAACATAGTTGTAAATGTAGATGCTTCTGGATCTTCTGTTGAGGGAGATGAACAAGGTGGTAGAGAACTTGGTCGAATGATCTCAGCAGCGATACAATCAGAATTAATTAAACAAAAACGACCAGGAGGTATGCTTGCATAATGGCTACGTTCCCTTCAATAAAACCTACATACGGACAACAGAAAAGATCCGCACCAAATACCAGAACAATTCGTTTTGCTGATGGGTTTGAGCACAGAATTTTATTTGGATTAGCAGAGCATCAAAACCCAAAAGTTTATAACTTTACATTTGAAGTCTCTGAAACGCAAGCAGATGAGATAGAAACCTTCCTTGATGCCCGTGCAAACGATAGTGCCAGCTTTGATTTTGAAGCACCTGGGGAAACTTCTGCACAAAAATTTGTTTGCGAGAATTGGTCAAAATCCATACCATATAACAATAGAGCAACGATCCAGACAACATTTAGAGAAGTATTTGAACCATGAGCACTGCTCCAATAATTACTGATCTACAAAAGATCAATCCTTCAGCAATAATTGAATTATTTACACTAACTACCGATGCAACTTTGCATGGTTCTGCTCAGACTTATAGATTTCATAATGGAACGAGTTTAAATGCTAACGGAGATATTATCTGGGCTGGTAATCAGTATTTAAAAATGCCAATACAGGCAGAAGGTTTTGCTTTTCAAAAAGGTCAACTTCCTAGACCAACCTTAACTATTAGTAATGCTCTTGGAACTATCACAGCTATCTTGTTAAATGTAAATCAGGTAACAACAGGAAATGATCTAACAGGAGCTACTGTGACAAGAATCAGAACTTTGGCACGTTATCTTGATGCTGTTAACTTTCCTGTAACTACAACCAGTACTACGACTACCACAACTATTGCTAACCCTGCTGATGCCGAAACTGTAACCTACACTGTTACTGTTTATAATCCTGGCAGTGGAAATATTTTTAGAATTAATGGTGTAAATAATCCTGTGATTACAATGAAAAGAGGATCTACATATATTTTTGACCAATCAGATGCTTCAAATAGTGGACACCCTTTAGCAATAAAATCTGATGCTGGAGGAGCACAGACAACAACTGTATCTGGAACTGCTGGAAATGCAGGAGCTACAGTAACCTATCAACCAGCTTACCCTTCTGCTCCAAATGACTTGAGATACTATTGCACAGTTCATGGAAATGGAATGGGTAATACAATCACAATGAACGACCCAGGTACACAGACTCAAGATACAGTTACAACCATATCTCAACAGGTAAATCCATTAGGTACACCAGATCCTACAGCAGAGTTTCCACAGGAAATTTATAAAATTGATAGAAAAGCAACGGAAACTAGAGAAGTTGTACAGTTTGAACTCGCTTCAGTACTGGATCTTGCTGGAATACGAGCACCAATGCGTCAATGTACCAGAACTGAATTTCCTTCGATTGGTACGTTCATAGCATGAATTGGAAAGAAGAAGCACTTGTTCATGCGAAAGACCAAGATCCTAAAGAGTCTTGTGGTTTACTGTTAAATATTCGAGGGAAAGAAAGATACTATCCTTGTCGTAATCTTTCAATGACAGATCATCAATGTTTTATCATTGATCCAGAGGATTATGTGAAAGCAGATAATACTGGAGAGATAACAGCCGTTATTCATAGTCACCCTATAACACCTCCAACTCCTAGTCAGGCCGATAAAATTAGCTGCGAACAAAGTAATCTTCCTTGGCATATTGTTAACCCAAAAACAGAACAATGGGGATATTGTGAACCATGTGGGTACAAACCACCTTTATTGGGTAGACCTTGGGTTTGGGGTGTTACTGATTGTTGGAGTCTGGTTAGAGATTGGTATAAGGAAGAAAAAGGTATTGAACTGAAAGATTGGGATAGACCTACAACACCAGAAGAGTTTATTCTTAATCCTTTGTTTGAAACTTGTGCATGGAGAACTGGATTTAGAGAACTTAGACCAGATGAAAAGACTATGAATGGTGACGCTTTATTAATGTCTATTGGATCTCCTGGTTTAAATCATGTAGCTATTTTTTTAGATGGGGATGTTTTACATCATTTAACCGATAGACTATCTTGTAGAGAGCCTTATTCTCAATGGTTGTTAAAATGTACAGGAGGGAGGTATCGTTATGTTGCGTAAAGTAAAACTATATGGAGAACTCGCTAAATTTGTAGGGCATAAGGAGTTTGAAGTAAAAGTAGATAGTATTGGTAGAGCAGTTAGTTTTTTAATAAATAATTTCCCTGGAATTGAAAAGTATATGTCTCCAAAGTATTACCAAGTAAAAGTAGGTAACTATGAAATAGGTGAAGATGAATTACATTATCCTATTGGACAAGCAGAAGATATACATTTCGTTCCAGTTATCAGTGGTGCTGGAGGAAGAGGATTAGGTAAAACTTTACTAGGAGTAGCTTTGATCGGTATAGCGATAGCAGCACCAGGAGCAGGATTCATGGCTGGTGGAGGTCTTGGATTTGCTGGAGCAGGAGCTATGGCAGGAAAATTTAGCTTTGCTGCAATGTTGGGCAACATTGGAATAGGTTTAACCTTGATGGGAGTATCTGAAATGCTTACTCCTTTGCCTCAAAAAAGAGATTTCAATAGTGAAGAAGATCCAAGGCTGTCATATAACTTTTCTGGAACTCAAAACACGTCACGGGCTGGTACACCTGTACCAATTTGTTATGGAGAAATCGTGACGGGCTCAGTGGTCATCAGTGGTTCAATCGACACCCAGCAGGTACAAGCATGACAAAACCTAAAGGTATTCAAGGTTCTGGTGGCGGTAGAAGAAGTCCTCCACCTCCTCCTCAACCAACCAGAACACCTGACAACTTACATAGTAGGCAGTTTTCTACTATTCTCGACTTAATTTCTGAAGGAGAAATTGAAGGATTTGCCAGTGCCTCAAAAGAGGGAAGAACACAGGGAACTACTGCGTATAACAATGCTGCATTAAAAGATGTATTTTTGAACGATACTCCTGTTTTAAAATCTACAGCTAATTCAGCTAGTCCTAGCTCCACTGATTTTAATTTCCAAGATGTAAGTTTTACCCCTAGATTTGGAACCGCAAACCAAACAAAAATTCCAGGTGTTGAAAGTAGTTCTTCTGTAACATCGGTTGGAGTAACTGTTACTGCCTCTACACCCGTAACAAGGCAGATAACAAATACAAATGTAGACGCAGTAAATGTAACAGTAACTTTTCCTCAACTACAAAAAGCAACAGATAAAGGAGATTTACTTGGATCATCTGTATCTTTGAAAATTTCAGTTCAATATAATTCTGGTGGTTTTACCGATGTCATTAGTGACACAGTTACAGGTAGAACTGCTGATGCCTACCAAAGAGATTACAGAGTAAATCTTACTGGTGCATTTCCAGTTGATATAAGAGTCAGCCGAGTTACAGCAGATAGCACAAGTTCAAGTCTTATTGATTCATTTTTATGGACAAGTTTTGGTGAAATTATTGATGATGCTAATACTTATGCCAATAGTGCTTATGCTTCTGTTCGATTGGATTCTATGCAGTTCCAATCAATACCAACTAGAAAATATCGTGTTAGAGGAGTAAAAGTAAGGATTCCTGGTGCTGGTGCAAACAGTTCTGGAACTCCAAGCGTGGACAGCACAACGGGCAGGATAGTGTACCCAGATGGATATATTTTCAACGGAGTTATGGGTGCTGCTCAATGGTGCTCGTGCCCAAGCATGGTGCTACTGGACTTACTTTTGGACACTCGCTATGGATTCGGCAATCATATAACAGAAAGTTCTCTTGATTTATTTTCTTTTGTAAATGCAAGTAAGTTTGCAAACACTCTAGTATCAGATGGATTAGGAGGACAGGAGGCTAGATTTAGTTGTAATGTTAATATTCAAAACCTCCAAGAAGCATTTACTTTGATAAATGAACTCGCTGGAGTAATGCGATGTATGCCCATCTGGTCTGCTGGATCGGTAACAATAACACAGGACAAGCCAACAGATGCCAGTTATCTATTCAACTTATCTAACGTAGGCGAGAGTGGATTTAGTTACTCAGGCAGTAGTTTAAAAACAAGACATAGTGTAGTGTCTGTTTCTTACTTCAACATGGACAGTAAAGAAGTAGATTTTGAGGTTTATGAAGATGCCGATTTGATCTCCAAGATAGGGGTAGTTATTAAGCAAGTAAAAGCATTTGCGTGTACCAGCCGAGGCCAAGCTAGAAGATTAGCAAAGGCAATCGTTTTCTCGGAAAATAATGAGTCTGAGGTCTGCACTTTCACGACATCAATAGATTCTGGAGTGGTGGTTAGACCTGGAGCAGTTATCGAAATAGCAGATCCCGTAAGATCAGGACTTCGCAGAGGTGGAAGAGTTAGTTCTGCCACAACGACCCAGATAACTGTAGATGATTCTGCTGCAACCGATTTACCGACTACAAATAATCCAACATTGAGCGTCATATTACCCGATGGAACTGTTGAAACCAAGTCAGTATCAAGTGTCTCAGGTGCGGTTGTAACAGTATCTTCTGCTTTTTCTCAAACACCAAATGCTAATACAGTCTGGTTACTACAAGATGATACAGTTCAAGCTCAAAAGTTTAGAGTGCTAAATGTTGAAGAACAAGACGGCATAAATTATGTAATTACAGCTTTATCTTATGTAAATGAAAAATACGCATTTATTGAAGATGGTGCAACCTTACCAACAAGAACAGTATCGGTACTGAATCTACCAAAAGATCCTCCTTCTGCCTTGCAGGCTGAAGAAAAAATAGTTGAAATAAATAATCAGGCGGTATCTAAACTTATTGTTAGTTGGCAGCCTATTGTCGGTGTAACACAGTATCAGGTCAATTACAGATTTAATAATGGTAATTTTGTTTCTACAACAGTTTCTTCTCCTGATTTTGAAATATTCAATACTGATATTGGAACGTATGAGTTTCAAGTGTTTAGTTATAATGCTGCATTGCAGACAAGTGCTACCTCTGCTGACCTAACCTTTAATGCTATTGGTAAAACTGCATTACCATCAAATGTTACTGGATTATCAGCCGAGCCAATAAATGAAAAATTAGTAAGATTACGTTGGAACAGATCTACAGATATTGATGTTACTCATGGAGGTAGGGTGTATGTCAGACACTCTCCTCTAACTAATGGTAATGGTACATTTACTAATAGTACTGACTTAATTCAAGCTCTTAGTGGTGCTACCACATCTGCGGAAGTTCCATATCTTGAAGGTGAATACATTTTAAAATTTCAAGATGATGGTGGTAGATTCTGTGCAGGAGAAACAAGTGTAATTCTTGAATTACCTGATAACCAAGCTCCACTTATTACACAGACTAGGAGAGAAGATACTGATAGTCCTAAGTTCCAGGGAACAAAAACTAATGTTGCTTTTGATGCAACTACAAATACGCTAAACCTAGTTGGTGGAGGTAACTTTGATGACATCACAGATTTTGATGCTGTTGGCTCGTTAGATGACTTTGGTGGGATTGTTTCTGAAGGTACTTATGATTTTGGAGGAACTGCTGGTGGAAATACTTTAGATTTAGGTGGTGTATTTAGCCTTGATCTTAAACGTCATTTCTTGACAGAAGGATTCTATCCATCAGATTTATTTGATTCAAGAGGTTTGATTGATGATATTACAGACTTTGATGGGCTTACAGCTACAGAGGTCAACGCTGAAATGTTAGTAAGAGTTACTCAAGATGATCCGTCTGGATCTCCTACTTATACTGATTTTCAAACTTTTGCTAATGGTGCTTATAAAGGCAGAGGATTTCAATTCAGAGCCAAACTTACAAGTAATGATGTTGCTCAGGATATAAAAGTTTCTCAGTTAGGCTATACAGCATCTTTACAGAGAAGAACAGAACAAGGTAATGTTATTGCAAGCGGAGCAGGGGCAAAGGCTGTTACGTTTACCAATCCATTTTTTGTTGGTACTTCTTCTTTGCTTGGAGCAAATACTAATTTACCCTCTGTTGGTATCAATGCTCAGAATATGGCATC